CGTATAATTGCTCTCGTCAATCTGTCGACAAAGCTCTTCTTCGTAAAGGACGATTAAAAGGGGAATATAGATTTGATAAGCTAAAAGTAGAAACAGCGCAGAAGATCGTCAATAAGATTAAAAAGGGATATAAAGTTGAAGAACCAATGTCTTTAGCTGATATTTATAATTTGGATGTTATTGAAACTGATACTACTAAAGAACTTACAGAAGAAAAAAGAATGGGTTTTCGCTAAAACCAGTTGCATTCATAATTCGAGCATGTAATATTAAAGGCGATATGAATAACAACATCACAACCCGCACGATTAGCGAAATTGCTAATTTCGACGTCCCCACAACTGCTCCTCGTAATCTCAAGGAGCACATCGTTGCCAACTACATCGACAACTCCAAGTACGAGTTTATCGGTTTTGTTGATCGCTCCAACACTGCTCTTCTTCGTGAGCGTTTTTATAACGTTCGTGATACCATGGGCCGTTTTAGTCGCGTTCGTAGTGCTCGTCGCTAATTAACAAGAGTTAATTGTTCAAAGATTTCGGCCGATTTAATAGATCGGCCGTTTTCTTTTTTTTACTGTAAAATGCTATTGACTAAAGCATCGAAAGATTCTTTTTTAAGAAAATCTTTAATAGAGCTTTTAGACATTTCTTTAGATGCTTTTTTAGCAGCACCGGTAACACCTTTTTGACCTTTTTTAGCACCCATAACGGCACCAAAAAATTTACGCTGTTTTTCTGATTTAGCTGGCATATATAATATTTATCAATAAACTTTATTAAACAATGAAAGCAGTAAAAAAGAAAATAACTGTTAAACCAACAAAAAAGAAACCTGTTAAAGTAAAAACGGTTAAGCCACCTCGTGTACCTCTAGTGACTTGTATCTTAACCGGTCAAACTTTTAAGATACGTAATGCAAGGCTTGAAAAAGAAGCTTTTAAATTGAAGATACCTACTACGGCACAATATGTAATGTACTATGTATGTAAAGAGGCACGTATCCTTCTTAAGGAAGGTTATACTGAATCTCAAATTAGGGCAAAATACAACTGCAAAGATAAAACTGATTTACCCATTGTAATTTTAAAGTGTTACGCTAAGAAAATTAAAAATAGAGCAGCTATTATTAAAAGAGAGAAACGTAAGGCACTTAATGAATATATTAATAACCCTGATCCTAAAGCAAGATACGTACTTAAACCGAAAACAGAGAGTAAATTTTTGGATATGACGAATCCTGATCATGTAAAGTCTTTAACAGAGTTTTCGTGTGCGAGACCTCATATATACCTTGATAATGGCAGAAATTGTAACGGGTGCAATATTTACGATCTGTGTCATTGCCCTATTAAGAGGAAGAAGTAATGCTTGACAATTTAAAAGATTTAAGAGTATTCGATTGTATAACTTTTTTACAAACCACTCACAAGTACCTGATTAATAATCAGCCGTCGGCTCTTATTTCGGTAACAGGTCTTTTAGGTAGGTATAAAGAAAGGTTCGAGACAGATAAGTGGGCTGCTATTAAAGCAGAAAAAATAGGTACATCTCCGGAGGCAATGAAAGAGAGTTGGAGATTGAATAATCTCTACGCTACTCATCGTGGTACTATACTGCACAATTACATAGAAAATTACTACAATAATAAGATTGTACCGTATAATAAAGAAGAAGTAGAGAAAGACCTAGGTAGTGATGAACATAATAGGCTTAGAGATGAGATACAATTACTAGTTAAACAGTTTAAAGATTTTTATGCAGATACTCCTGATATAATACCTCTCAAAAAAGAGTTCGTTGTAGGTGATATTGCTGATACGAAAATATGCGGTATGATTGACATGCTTGCGTATAATACAAAAGCAAATACATTTGAGATCTACGATTATAAAACAAATAAAGAGATAAAGTTTGTTAGTAAATTTAAAAAGCAGCTTTTACCGCCTCTTAATGATGTAGATGAATGCGAATTTAATTCGTATAGTTTACAGTTAAACGTGTACAAATATTTTATTGAAAAATACACAAATATAAAAATAGACAAACTTTATATAGTGTGGTTTAATGTTAATAACGAGAATTATCAGTTAATACCTTTATTAGATATGAAGGATAAAGTAGAGTTAATTCTTAAAGATTATTCAATCAATAACCCTAACAAGTAAGAAATAGGTAAATAGTACTATTATATAAAGTACAAAGACAGAACATATACCAAAAAAAGGTATACCTGTTAATATACATAACCAAAAACTTAAACACATAGGGCATGTTATAAGTTTTATTATAAAGCAACGAAACGTTTTTTCGTTTTTGTACGTTACGTAGAGAAACTGAGGGTAGGTAAGATTGGTTTTATTATGAGGTATTTTTATCTTTAATAAATTACAGTATTCTACAAATACATTAGTTTTAAACCAAAAAACTAAGATAGTCACAATAAAACAAATTAAACTTATAAAATTAAACATTTTTACTATAAATATATTAACAAATAATATGAATTTCGATAAACTATTTAATCAGGTATTTATAACAGAGCAAGATGAACCTGTAATATCGGTTGCAGATGAAACACCAGCACCTGAAACAGACGGTATACCGGTACCTGATTCTTATGATGTTGAACCTGCTCCAGTCGTTACACCAACCGGTGATGCTGGTACACTTAAGACTCATATTACAAAGATAGAAGAGTTTGCTGATTATCTTAATGGTGTTGATAGTGGTTCGTTACAGCAATTAGTTAACGATATTGATAGACCTGGAAGTTTATTTCAAGGAATTTCAAGAGAAACATCGAAAGACATTATTCGTATTGCTGAACAGCTGTCCGGTCTTTCTGAAATTATTAAAGGTTTTGTTATTAACTCCGCTAAACGTTCTCGTGATATAGCAGGTGGCGGTCAAGGTCAGGTTCAATAAGCTTTATTTTTTAATAAGATAGTATATAATAGAGAGGTGGAAGGACTACCTCAAGATTACATTATACAAAATATATACTCCTTTTGTAAGCGACCAACTTACAAGAAGTATCAAGGAGTGTATAATGCTGAGTGTTGTATCTGCCATGAAGGTAATTCAGCAGGTAGTAAGCGCAGATTATTTTACTTTCCTACAGAGCATTACTTTTATTGCTTTAACTGTAGCCGCTCTTGGAATGAAATTAATTGGTTACAAGAAGTGTCAGGTAAGCAGTACTTTGAAATATTAAAAGAATCTAGACAATTTAGCGGAGCTACTAATTTAGTAGATATGCTTTCAAGTCAAGATGAGGCTAAAAAAACTAATAAAGTACCGTCTATCCCTGAAGATAGTGTTGATATCTGTGATGATTTACAAAATGATTACTATAAAGGGACAAGTCAATATAGTGTACTAGAGAGAGCGCAGAATTATTGTAATACAAGAAGATTATTTACAGCTGTTAATAGACCGAAATCGTTTTATATATCATTTAATGATTATGTACATAAAAATAGGCTTATCATACCTTTTTATTCGGAAAGTGGTAAGATCGAATCTTATCAGAGTAGAGTACTTGTAGGTGATGAATATCCAAAATATCTCACTAAGTTCGGTGATAAGTGTTTATACGGTGAAAATAATATAGATACTTCTATACCGTATATATTTGTTTTTGAAGGACCGATTGATGCTATGTTTGTTAAAAACGGTGTAGCTATAGGCGGCGCGACGTTAACAGAAAAACAGGAAGCGTTTTTAAATAAGTGTTTCGGTCAAGAGATTATATTTGTTTACGATAATGATAAAGATAATAAGGAAATGGATAAAAAAATTCAGATGCTTATTAAGCAGAATAAAAAAATCTTTATATGGCCAAAAGAATTGCAGAAGTTTAAAGATATAAACGAAATATGCTGCAGTTTAGAAATAAACGAGTTTCCGTATAAGTTTATTATCGAAAATTCTTTTAGTGGTATTGAAGCACAGCTTAAAAAGCGCTAACGCAAAAATTAACTGCTTTTAAGAATTTTTCCTTATAATTACGAATTGGTTGAGGTTGTTCAGTTTCGTTTTCTTCAACCATCTGAAGTCTTGTAAATTCCTTATTAAGAGCTGTAATAAACTCTTCACTAAACTGAATTTGTTTAGGGTAACGAACTCGCGTAATAAGTTTCATTGTTGTAGGATATAAACTTTCAACAACTTGTTCAAATTTACCTTTCATATTATGTATAAAGCTTAGCACCACCAAAAGCAGCTACACTTTGCAGAGCAGAAGTTGCAGCTGCAGCTTTCTGACTAAATCCTTCTTTTTCTCTGATACCTGTACTAATTGATTTTATTATTTTGATAATTTCGTTACCCGGATTAGTATTTTCAGATTCTATCTGCTTTAAGTTGTAATATATGTTTGATTTTTGTAAACCTTTACCGGGTACGTTATATTGTAATATACCGTCTTTTGCAAAGAGATAAATATTCTCTGGTGTTAGGCTACTATCGTAAGCTGCTTTTTGCATATTACTTGTTTTATCCCCTTTATTGTAATTAGGGAACTTACCAGCAAGTTTTAATTTGTAGAGTTCTTCAACATATGAACCTAATGTTATTAGATCTTCGTAACTAATATTAATACTCTGTAGAACGTTAATGATATCAGTATTAGCGGGTTTTTTTCCGCTACTGTATGTCTGAATATTATTAAAAATATCTTTAATTAAAGCTTCAAGTAACGGTGTACGCTTATCGGTTATTTTCGAACCGAGCATATTCATCTTTATTTTTAATCTTTCTAAACCGGTAAGACGGTTTTCGAATATTTTTAATAAAGAGTTAACCACGGTTTCGTTTACTAATGTCGGGTAAACATTTTGTACTAACACACTTTTTGTACGTTGCTTAAAAGCTTTATCGTATGTTGATTTAACATCCGGTAAAAGTGAATTAGGATCAAACCCCTGATCTAGTGGCTTTATTTTATTAGCAATATCTGGTGAAGCAGTTAAAGCATTATTTATAAAACTGTAAAAATCTTCTATATTACTAATATTATTTGCTTTAATAGCATCTCTTATTTTTTGATAAGAACCTCCTCCTGCTTCTACAACAGCATTAAAAATAGGAGTATGCTCGAGATATTCTTCCCACTTCTCACCGGCAATATAACGATCACTACTAGCTAAAAGATTATATATCTGTGTAAGTGCTTGCTCAGAAGTACTTGGTATTTTTTTTGCAAAAAAACCTTGCGCATTCTTTAATTCGCTTTCGTATAGTAAGGTTTCTACTATTTGTCTAAAATTGAGCATAACTGTATATTATTTAATACAGTTTATACAAAACTTAAGTAGAAATTAATGAACCGTCTTCTTCTCCAAATGGCTTTCCTGTATCTTTAATATAAAGCTTAATTTGTGGTAGTCTTAAATCAGGCGGCCCTTCTAAAGCAATGATAGCAGGGCAGTTATCTCTAGGAAAGAACGCAGCATCTCCTCTTTCATACGCACCTACTAACGCTCTAAAGATATTATCAATCTCCTGCCTATAAACCGGATCAATATCTCTACCTTTACGCTTTTCTAGTTTAATTTCCTCTCTTAACGGAAGATAAAAGATAATATCAATACTCTTTAATGTTTCTTGTGCAAGAAACTTACAGTCCATAATAAAATTATCACTTACCTTATCTTTAGCATTAAGCCAAAGACTATAAACAATATTGTCTAGTACACAACGGTCAAAAATAATATTTTCTTCTCCCGAAGCGCAAGCTGCTTGAGTTTCATCAATTAACGCATCAAGAATAATTCTTTGACTCTTCTCATCACCTTTTTGATTAAGCTTGATTTTCTTCTCAGCAATAATATCTCTATATGTTTTTTCTGGACGCTTATACATTGGCCACGTCTGTAAGAACTCTTCAATAAGGGTTGTTTTTCCATTACATTGTGTCCCAATAAAAGCAATTTTCATATCAAGTAATTTATTCTATCTATACTAGCTTATCAAGCGTTGAAAGTATAAATAGTTTTATGCATTATCTTATGCTTAAGACGCATAACGTTACAGGTTTAAAATATCTATGTAAAACATCTTGTCAGAACCCGATAACATATAGTGGTTCAGGTAAAGTTTGGAAAAGACATCTTAGAAAACACGGATGGAATTTTAAAACAGAAATTTTAGCAGAATGTAAAACAAAAGAAGAGCTTAAACAGCAAGGGCTTTACTACAGTGCTTTATGGGACGTCGTAAATAACAACGAGTTTGCTAATCTAGTACCAGAAAACGGTGACGGAGGTCCTACTATGCTCGGTAGACGTATTACACTTGCACAAAGTAAGAAAAAGAGTATCGCGCTATTAAAATTTAATGCAGGTACATCTCGTGAATATAAGGATTGGAGACGTACTTTAAATTCTAAATCTCATGAAAAATATAGATATTACACACCTGCTGGTGTATTCTCTAATTCATTTAAAGCTGCAATCGCAAATAAATGCTGTAATGTTACAATTTTAAATAGGTGCTTTAAAGATGTCGATAAACCTATAATGTCTAAAAAATTTTGGAAATACGGGTGGAAAGGTAAGACGTGGAGAGAATTAGGATGGCACTGTGAACTACTAGACCTTGAGTGCCTTATTCCAAATTAACAATTGTAATCTAGGGCTAAAATTAACATGAAGAGCTTTGGCATATTCTGCTACAGCTGGTGCGTTAGTAACATGCTCTTCTCTAGACCCACAACAAGGCATGAACCAGATACGATTAAGAGGTATATTAATACCGTGCTCGTCAGTGACATACTTACGCCAGATTTCATCTATATCCTCAGATACGTTAATTACAAATTTAAAACCGGAATTATGCTCTCTATGCCACTTAAGTGTTTCAGGTTTATACGTCTTCTCTTCTGGGTCTCCGTTAGATATAAGCTTCGGTGATGTTGTGAAAGTAGCCTTAAAATCTGTCACCCACCTCTCATTAGGTGTAATGGTAGCATTCGTTTCAAAATCAATAACGGGTATAAAGCTATACTTTTCGGTAAATGCTTCGATAAACTTGAGAAGTTGCTTCTCCTGAATAATAGGCTCACCACCTGTGATCTTAAGAATTGCTTTATTACGAAGATGTTCAATGTAGTTATTATCTTCCATAAGCTGAAAAATCTCAGCAAAGGTCATCTTATTCTTAACAGACCAAGATACGAAAGAATCGCATCCATTGGGTGAGTCAGGTGATGCAAATCCTTTACAGGTAAGGTTACACATAGCAACTCTCATAAAGACAGAGGGCTTACCTACGTACTCACCTTCCCCTTCAATAGTGTAAAAGACTTTATCGTCGGAAAGGAATAATGTTTCTGTGTTAATATCAATCATAGTAGTGTTTTATAAATTAGTGTACCAAGAACAATTACAAACCATCCTTGTATAGTGAAAAATAATAGATACATTAATGCAAAAATCAATAAGACTATTACCATAAGGAACGACCAAAGATTATATTTGTTATCTTTTGGTGCTATCTTTTCCCAGCTAGCATTAATAACTTCTAATTGTTCTTTCATTCAAAATAAATTGCTGAGTTATTTTCGTGTTCAAAAACCTCAACTTTATCTACCCAGCAACGACCGTTGGTTTCGACTTTAATATAATCATTAGCAGTTTTATATACCCATTCAGCAGTACGCTCGATGCCAACACCGTTCGGCATAATACGCAAAACACATGCACCGAGCTTCTCTAGCTCCTTAAACTGTTCAAGACATGGATCGTTTGCAGCAATACAAAGAGTGTGATCAAACTGATTTTCGAGAATAGCTTTAAGATGTTTAAGTCCTCCAAAATCTACCATCCAGTTCTTGTTATCAAGTTCTTTACCGCCAAACCAAAATTTGGCTTTTAACTGATAACCGTGAAGGTATTGACAGTGAGAGTGATTAGCACCCCATTGTCTAAATGCACAAGAGCCGAGTGTTATAATCTTTGTACTCTGCCAGGTCGGTTGTACTATTTTCATATTAAGCTTTTTGTAGGTCTAATGTTTTTAGATTCTTTTTGAATGATTTCAACAAATCTTTTGTCCACTTATCTTCGTAATTTTCTTCTTTATAAAAAACTAACTTATCAAGCTCAATATTAGAACTGATTTTCTTAAGTTCTTTTGCTGTATCTATCATCGATGTCAGATCTGTTTCATCCCACTCAGCACCGATATTAACTGACGACGAAAAGAGTAATGACTCAATAATGAGATTAACCTGTTGTTCGGTTAGAGATAAATTAACAGAGCTGTTGTTTTTAGTTGTGCTCATATAAACATATTATATGAGTTTTATATAAGTTCAACTATTAACTAAGTCTTTCTCTAATAGTATCAAATATTACTTTTTTTGTAACCTCATCTACCGAAGGTGACATACCAGATTTAAAAGAATTAAAATCGCCGTTAAGAGCAAACTCTCTCAATTTTGAAGCACTCATACCTTCAACACCTTCGGAATCAGGATCCCGTTCTCCTGATGAAACTATTTCGTAGTTATCAAACGCAAACGGTATTTCACCTGCTTTATTCGGCTTATTGTTGTATGTATCTTTAATATGTGTAAATTCAGGTATTCTATCACTACCAGCTACCTGATACACAGTAGTGTAACCACGACCTTGTAAATCTTTTAGAGCATCTATTAAAGTCTTACCTGACTCTAAAACTGTAACCCCCGGGCTCATTTGTTTAAGAATAGAAATTTTTTCGTTAATGTTTAAAGGGTTTTTCTTTTTATCAACAGTGTGAGTAGGTATAAGAAAAGCGTCTGCGTTTTTTTCTTTAGCGGTAGCAATGAGCTTATCAATTAAAAGTTGATGACCGGTTGTTGGAGGGTTATAACGACCGTACGAAAATACGGCAACTTTACCATTTACTGCTTCAGTAAAAAACTGCTTAAATGTTATCATTTAAATTTATCTCCTTTTGTTACAGCGAAATTAGCTTTCGAAAATTCTAGTCTATCAACAAGCTTGATCATATTACCAAGGTGATCGACAGCTACATAACCTTCAGGTGCAGTAACTTTCAAACTGCCATCCGGTTCACTAATAAACTGTTTTGTTCTAATAGCAGAATTATATTTGTTTATAAATATTTTTTTAATATCGTTAATTTCTTTCGTAACGTCAAAAATGTTTAAAATGTTTTCTCTATTTGCATTAAAGTTACCAATAATTTCGTTTTTAGCTTGTATTTTCTTTTCTTTACCAGACTCTGTTTTTAATTTATTAATTTCATTTGTTATACGTTTATCGAACCATTCCTTAAAACCGTCAAATGACTGACTCGAATCTTCTACAAATTTACCTTCTCTAATTAGTGTGTTAATGTAGGTATTAACGAGTGTGTAGAATACATCTGGTAGAGCTTCCCATTTAATTTTATCCCCTTTTACTCTAACATCTTCAATTAAGCTGTCAACGTATGAGCTTTCTTCTTGAGTAAATGTTACGACTCCAGATACGTCTTTAAATTTAGCATCGTCAAACCATACATCGGCTGTCGGTGTAAATTCACTAACGTTAACATCTGAACTTTTTGTTAAACTAGTAAGAGTATCTCCGCTATACTTTGTATGAAAAACAATACCAATTTTTGATGAATTAATTTTCCTACCAAGATTACTATCAGCAGGAACAGCGTACGTAATTGTATTAGGCTTAAAGGTTAGTAATTGTTCACCTTCATAATCGATAGCCTTAAGATCACTATGATCAAACATGAAGTCTCCTTGGTATATACCTTGCCGTATGACTGCAGGTAGGTATCTTAAACCGAGTTTAAGTTTGTTAACAAGCCCGGGTGCATGACCATGATTAGTTTCAATATCCTGATCGGTGTAGTTAATTTTAGGGTTAACATTAGCTATACCCTTTGTTGATACAAAGAATTTGTTGTTTTCAGGGTTATAACCTGCAATAACAGCCGGGGCACCATCGTACTTTACTGTTGTAAATATTTTTCCTGTACTGTTACCGGAAAATTCATTTTTAAGTTCATCAATAAAAAATAAAGCAGAGTCAAGGCCTTGTTTCTTTTGAGTTAAAATTAACTCTTCAAGATGTGTTAAATGCTTTACAATACCTTCTGTACTTTCTATTGTCAGAGCAGGAGTTTGTCTCTCTGTGTAAAACTTATTAAACGCTTCAACGAGCATAAAAACTATTTAAGTGTCAAAAGATATTTGACTCTATTAATTTCACCGAGTATTGTATCTCTTATATTAAGAAGATCGGTATCTTTACTAGGATCAACTGTAGCAGTAAATGTTACAGTTAGATATTCACAAAATTGATCTAGAACATCCATTATAGAAATTTCATCGTAATTAACAAGTCCGAGTTCAACAGGAGAATCGTACTTAATTTTTCCGTGTTTGCCTTGATAAACCTCTACTAGCTCGTCAATTAAACCGTCAAGTGTGTCATACATTTTACCAAACGTTTTATGCTCAGCATAGCTCTCAGTCTGCCAATGTAAAATGCGCAACTGATTTTGTAACTTTAAAAGATTAATGACAGGCTTTTCCATGTTACTTTATTCCTAATTTTTGTAACGCAGTAATTACCTTTGTAGGGTCATTAGCTGCTATAAGTTCCTTTACGATAGGATTGTTAGCATCGATCTTTTGAGGGGTAGTCGATGCTGGTGTAGTAGGCTTGGAGGCTGTTTGCTGATTATAAGTACTAGGCTGATTAGGTACAGGTTGAGCAGCTGCAGGAGTAGAAGTTGGAGAAGTAACAGGAACAGCTTCAACTAAGGTATTGTAAAGAGCGTCGAATTTAGACATATAATGTATTTATGCTCTAAAGTACAATTATCTCTGAGTTACATTTGTAAGGGGCCCTAAAAGGCTTTAAATTCACTTATTCGGTGTCACCTGGTAAATCAACTGTTCCGCTTGAAAAAAGTTTAGTTTTCTTAAAGTTCTTTATAAAGCCGTATAAAGTGTTCTTATTTGCAAAGTTATTTGTTTTGGAATTTGAAATAGTTTTATCTATTGATCTTGTAACAGCCATTTCAACATCAGGAGATTGAAACGAACTACACTCACACCATGGTAGAGGTAACACATTTAACACTTTTCGAAGTTTTTTATCTGAAAACGGAATACCTCGAGGTAAAGGATATACAACTAAGGCCTTAGGATATGTACTTGGACATTTTTTAAAAGCAGTACAAAATTTTTCTAAACAGTAATGATAAAAAAACTTAGCGACGTCTGTTGATCCCTTTCCACTAGATACAGCAGGTACACTATATTTTTTACATATTTCAAGCGTTTCCCTAACTGCTTCTTGCAGTAATGGGTAATAATCAATAGCACATACTCTGCTGCTATCAAATTCTTTATATTTCATTTTATTGAAGCATTGCTTCTACCTGCTCTATAGTAAGTCCTTCCCTTAAGGCGTTGCTTGTAACCTCATGTAACTGATTAATCACAGCATTTATTTTTTCTTCGTACTTTAAAACAGCTAGATGATTGTTTTTATTATAGTTTAATTTTGTTTCGCTCTCCAGTATAGCTGTTTGATTAATCAGGTCAAGCTTAGAACCTAGATACTTTTTAACTTTCAACAATGTTTTTACAACAGGTGAGTACGAAGATATCTCCTGCTCTGTTATCGGTTCCTTTATCTTATTACCTTCTGCATCAATAATACCTAATTTATAGGCCTCAAAATCTTCAAAGTTCTTATTGAGTTCGTTTAAAATAAATTGATTATGAAGGGAGGACTGCAATGTTTCATTAAACATTGAATTATAATTAATTCCGTGTAGATGTATATTACCGGTAGGATTTAACTGACAGCCTCTACCGTAGTTAGGTGAACCACAATACGAACATTTTTTTGGATCATCTGGATGAAAGTGCACTCCTTGTGGAGCATATTTACATCCCTTTCCGTAGCTTGTTGAATTACAATACAAACATCTACTTACTTTCTTAATCAAACTCTTTTCGGTTAAAAAACTCATTGTTTATTATTTAATAGGTTCTTTGGAGGTCTCCCTATACGAAGGTTTAAAATACCGTTATAATAATCATCTCTCATTAAAACATCTCTATTAATTTGTTCTTTTGCTTCCTCGTAAGCTAACTCCCATTTTGAACCGCATACTTTTAATATTTCAAATTTAAAGTTATTGATACCCAATTTTATTATATCTTCATTAAGACTTTCCGAAGAACTGGTATATGTTTTCCAATCCGACTCTTTATATTCTATACGTTTATTCTTCTTACCCTTTAAAGGTTTACGTTTAAATTTTGATATACATTGTTTCTTACCAATATACTTTTTATTATTAGTAATATTTGTTATAAGATATATAAATCCGAAAGTACTATTAGTTATCTGCGTACCTTCAGTAAGTAACCAGTGCCCTGTATCCATTACATGGTTTGACCACCGATATTTCTACGTACAACAAGAGGCTTGATAGACTTCTTTTTCTTCTTACCTTTTACAGTAACACCACCGAATAAATTACGAGCATCGCCTTTTGCATAGTTATCTCCCGAGAAAGGAGTTGCTGTAGAAGTAACACCTGGCCCAAAAGCACTGCCCTCACCCCCAGCAACGTTATCTTCTTGAAGTACCTGTAAAATTAATTGTTCAAGGTTCATTGTAATATTTATGTTGTTTTTTGATAAATGTAATATACTATTATAGATTATGGATGAAAACACCAATCAAACAGATAATGTTTCTCTCTTTGAAAAGTATAACGAAGAGATTAAAAAGTATGTATCTGTTGACGAATTCAATATGAAACAAATACAGATGGATCTACCGTCTGCTAGACATTATTGGGTTGGTCGTCTTATGTTTCATAAACAAGAAATTCAAAAACTTAAAAAGTTACGCAAGCAGGCTCAACAGAAAATTTCTGAAAAAGTACAGCAAGAATCACCTGTAGGGGTTAGTCATAAGACTCTTGAAGTAGCTTCTGATAGTCACCCTGTTGTAATAAAGATTGATGAGCAAATAGCTGAGAACGAATTACTTGTTGAATATCTTACTAAGATTGAAGCTAACTTTAGAAGTATTTCGTTTGATATTAAAAACCTTGTTGAGATTGTAAAGCTTGAAACAACTTAATGTTAGATCTAACAATAGATTATGATTCCGGTAGAAGGAAGGGTATTTTAATAACAGAATATCTTTCTAATATACGTGAACATTTTTCGGTAGAAGATAAGAATCAAGCTTTTAAGAGAAGGTTCGCGGTTGGATATAGACCGACAACTAGAATATACGCGATAACCCCTCAAGGTCGTTTTGAACCAAGACTTGTACATTCTATTTTAGAATATTTACAAGGTTTAGATATACCGCTTAACGTTACAATAACAGACAAATTTAGAGACGTAGTAGGTTCACCAAATATTTTTCCTGATCAAATTACAAAGTTAAATTTACCTCTTAGAGACTACCAGGAAGAAACTGTTAAAGCAGCATTACAAAACGGGAGTGGTATTATAGTTCTACCTACGTCAGCTGGAAAAACACTTGTTATAGCAACTATTGTTAGATCTATTCAGCAGCAAACATCTAATGCCAAAACACTAATTCTTGTACCTGATATACAACTAGCCACACAAACCTATAGTGATTTTATTGAATACGGAATACCTGAAAATGAGATAACTAAATGGACAGGAGCTTATCAGCCTGACCCTAACGCTAGTATTGTTATTTCAAACGCTCAAATTCTTCAATCTGAAAAACAAGATTTATCACTATTAAAAGATATAGAAATTTTAATTGTTGACGAAGTTCATAAACTCAAGCATGGTAATAAAGTTAATAAAACTATAGACTTAATACCCGCTAAATACCGCTTTGGTCTTACCGGTACAATGCCTGATACTAAAATAGATGAATGGAATATTAAAGGTAAAATGGGTAAAATTATTTACCATAAGAAATCTATAGATCTTCGAGATCAAAATTATATTTCTCAAGTTATTGTCGCAGTATTAAAAGTTACATACTCTATTCTTCCTAAATTTACTAAACCGTCTGCAGCAGCGCCTACTGCAGGTTACGAAGAGGAAATACAATTTTTACAAACAAATACTTTTAGAAATAGTCTTATTACAAAAATAGTTAACGGTGTAGATAAAAACATTCTTATTATGGTTGATAGAATAGCTCACGGTGAAGAATTATTAAAAGTATTAAATGAAAATACAAAAAAGAAAGTTTATTTTGTTCACGGTGGTATCGAAGTAGAAGAGAGAGAAACAGTACGTAAGTTAATGGAAGAGAAAGATGATGTAGTTTGTGTAGCTATATCAAAAATATTTAGCACCGGTATTAATATCAAAAATCTTCATAATATAGTTTTTGCAGCTATCGGTAAAGCGAGAATAAAAATTATTCAATCAATTGGTAGAAGTTTACGTAAACACGCTAGTAAGAAGAGAGCTACTATTTTTGATATTGGAGACAATCTAAGATACGGAAACGCACATTTAGTACAGCGTTTAGAACTTTACGATAACGAACAAATACCGTACACTATTACTGAAATACAGGGCTAGTTGATTTGTTTAGATAATCTACTATTATTATATAACTTTATGGCTAAGAAAACAACAAAAGACGAAGATGTCTATATTGGGGATAACCCTGATATTTCATCTATATTAGATGAACCGATTAAAGTAAGATCTAAGAAACGTGTTCGACGTACTAAGGAAGAGCTTAAGCCTAATTACGTTGATCCTATTGAAATGGAAAAACTTATTAAGAGTTACTATGATACCGGTTACCTAGACCCTAACCTTGCTGATATGGTGCAAAAGATTGCAACACGTCTCGGTTACGCTCAAAATTTTATTAACTATAGCTATAAGGAAGAGATGATTGGCGATGCTATTATTAAGATGGTTACTGCATTAACACGTCACCGCTTTATGTGCGGTAGTGGGTATAATCCGTTTTCTTATTTTACAAAAGTAGCTTATAGAGCTTTTCAAAATAGAATTAAGAAAGAAAAGAAAGAGCATGACACAATTCATCGTTATCAGAACGAAGTATACACTCTTTTAGCCGAGTCAGGTCAAATTCCATACCAAAAAAATCAACGTGGCTGCGGGGATGATGAAAATGAAGTGGCGTATTCTGAGCCAGTAGCTGAGACAGAATAATGATTAAGTTTTCTAGTAATAAAGTAGCTTGTATTAGTGATATACATCTAGGAGTTCATCAAGACTCTCAGACCTGGCATGATATTGCTATAAAGTTTGCTTACTGGCTTAACGGTGTACTTCGTGAAAATAATATTAAAGATATTATTATTGCTGGAGATATATTTCATAATAGACATGAGATTGGAGTTAACACAATTCATACTGCTCATAAATTTTTTGATATATTGAAAGAGTATAATATTGTTGCTATAACAGGTAATCACGACTGTTATTACAAGGACAAGTCTGATATTAATTCTATTTCCATTCTTAATAATAAGAATATAACTATTTTTCAAGAATTAAGAACATATACAATTAATAATAAAACTTTTACGTTTTGTCCGTGGGGTGTTGCTGTTGAAAATATACCTAAGAGCGATGTTATTGTCGGTCATTTCGAGATTACAAATTTCAAAATGAATCAACATAAAGTTTGTGATCATGGTGTTGCAACAGAAAGTCTTTTAAACAGAGGTAAACTTATTATTTCAGGTCATTTTCATTTTAGAGATCACAGAAAATATTCTGACGGTAGAAGCATTTTATATCTCGGTTCACCGTATGAATTAGATTTCGGTGATAGGGATCAAGTTAAAGGTGTAACCATTTTAGATACTGATACACTTGAAGTTAAGCTTATTGAAAATAATGTTACACCAAAGCATAAGAAGGTTAAAATATCTGATCTTACTGAAGGTAAAATCAAACTAGACGAAATATCATCAACAGTATCTAATAATTTTATTGATCTTTGTATTGATAAAAATTTAGATACACAAGCACTCGATTTAATCTTAACTAAGTTTAATCAATATAAACCGTTGCATATAAGAACAGATTTTAATATTTTTGAAAACGTTCAGTTATCAGCAACTGATGCTGAAAATTTTAGTATAGATGTAGAAACAGCTCTTCAAGAGTTTGTTGAGTTACTTGAAACAAAAGTAGATAAGAAAGAAATTCTAAGCAAATGTTTAGACTTTTATAAGTTATCACTTACTATAAATGAGTAAAATAGGTGTTGGTATTATAACTTGTAATAGACCGAAATATCTTAAACGGTTATTAGATTCTATACCTCAAAATAGTAATATTGATGAGCTTATCATTATTAATGACGGTAAAGAGATAACTGATATAGATATTAGTCATGTTGCTCATATTAATAATGAAACAAACTTAGGTGTTAGTAAATCAAAAAACAAAGCTTTTAAACACCTTCTTAAACAAAACTGTGATTATATTTTTCTTTTAGAAGATGATATTATCATTAAAGATATTAATGTTTTTAACAAGTATATTGAAGCTTCTACACTATCAGGTATTCAACATTTTAACTTTGCTTTTCATGGTAGAGATAATTACAATTCTGTCGGCCAGCCGGCTATTAGACTGAGAGTAGAATATAGTAATGACGTAGCTGTTTGTTTTTACCCTAACGTGTATGGTGCTTTTAGTTTTTATACTAAAAAGTGTTTAGATGTTGTAGGCTTAATGGATGAAGAGTATTATAATGCTATGGAACACGTCGATCATACATTCTTTATAGCTGAAGCAGGTATGACAACCCCGTTTAGATGGTTTGCTGATATTGCTAATAGTAATGAATATATTGAAGAAATTGATAAAAATCACTTCGGTAGTGAAATTAGAAAAGATCAAAACTGGATTTTAAATTTTAGAAAAGCAGTAGAAAGATTTGCAGAAAAGTCTAAAATAGATGTTACTGGCCCTACAGATGTCTTTTGGACTAAAGAACAGACAATAGATATTGTTAAACAAATTAAAAAGAAATATGGAAGCAAATAAAATAGGTGTTGGAATTGTAACATATAATTCAGAAGATTATTTTAAGGCTCTTTATGAGTCTCTTCCTCTCTCTAAAATAGATGAACTCGTTGTGATTAACGGCGGTGATACATATGTGAAAAAATATAACTGTCACTGGGTACAGCATAATACCAATTGTTATCCAGCTATTTGTAGAAACGATGCTGTTAACTTTTTAATGAATAGAGGATGTGAACATATTTTTCTTATTGAAGACGATATGATTATTAAAGATGTAAATATATTTGACAAGTATATACAAGCATCTAAAGTATCAGGTTTAAAGTATTTTTCTTATGTTAGTACATCCTGGGAATCAGGAACTCCGGGTAATAGAACACCTCGACTAACAGTAGAGTATAGCAAAGATGTAAGTGTTTCATTTTATAAAAATATGTGTAATGAATTTACGTATCATCATTATACCGCTTTTAAACAAACGGGGTTATATGATACACAGTTTCGAGATCCTTTTGATATAGATTTAGCGTATAGAGAGTCTAGATCTAACTATGCTGCACCTTTTTGGTGGTTTGCCGATGTTACCGGTTCTGATGATTTGATCATTAATAATCCCGTAGCTGTTAGTCGTTTACAGGCAGATAGACCTGACGGTTCTAGAGAGCAAAGAATACAAGAACAGTGGAAATTGTTTATTGCTAAACACGGATTAATGGTAAATGAGATACCTGATGTCAACAAAGATACCGTTCTTAAAGTCTTAAAATTAAGAAAGCCATGAAAATATCTATCGGTATAAACGGATTTAAACCGTATAATAAATTAGAAAAACGTGAAAAATTTTGTATTGATAGTCTTTTAAAACTTAAAAACAAAAATAGCAATATTGAGCTGTACAATATTTGTTTTGATAATGAAGATGTAAAATACGACAATTTTACTACACTTAATAAGTTAAAGTTACGTTCAAATAAACTCATATACAATTATTTTCAACACGAAGGGTTAAAGAATGAATACAATTTAAGAAAAGCAGAAATTGACAATAATAACAAAGAATTACCTTCTGTTAAAGAAATTTTTGATATACTAGCAGATACTGATTGTGATTATTTTTTATTTTTAAATAACGATATTATTTTATCAAATCGCCTTTTTAAGGAAGTAGAAGAAGGTGTTGAGTGTTACCCTATCAGTAGAATGCATATTGAAGATATTGAGTCCTTAGATGAAATACCTAAGCTTGAATCGTATTCTGTGCACGGTTTTGATGCGTTTTTGGTTAAAAAGTCTACGTGGCTTCAAATTCGTAATAATTTTGAAGATCTTATTTTAGGTAGATTCTACTGGGATACCTACTTCTTTACAATGTTTAATTTGTTATGCGAATGTAAAAACATTAATAAGCTTCCTCCAGTTTGCTTTCATATAGAACACAGCAGTACATCAAGTCAGGATAGTATTGAAAATTACTATGCTGAAGATGTTTTTAAGAGAAATCTAATACTAGGACATATGTGGTTTGGTTACGTGCAGAATGTTTTAATGAAGCGACCTACAGTTGATAACTGCAAATGGTATCAACCTTTTCCAAACGAAAGCACGCTTGAGAGACAACATTTCGGTAGTTTTAAAGCCTTGCCAAGTACATATAACAAAAGATATACAAAAGAAGAAGTAAATGATAGTACTGATTGTGATCTTTTTATACCTGTTGCCGAAAAAGATGAACTTAAGTTAAAATATGTAATTGAACACGCAAAAACAAATCTCAATATTAAAAATATTTTTGTTTGCTCACCGCATAATATTAAGAATAAAATATCTGATACAAGTATTTCGTATATTAATGATAAGGATGTTTTAGATGTACCTGATAAGTCATTTATTAGTTTTAGACCTAACTGGACATATCAACAATTCTTAAAGATGTTCTTTAGTTTTAGTACGTCAGATTATTATTTTGCCTTAGATAGTGATACTATCATACTAAACAAGTTAGAATTATTTGAAGATAATAATCCGATCTGGTATTATGGCTGGAAACAAAACCATTTTCCTTATTTTCATTTTAATAAAAATATGTTTAACTTAAACAAGTCACTTAACCATACAGGTATTGGTGATTTAGGTTTATTCAATAAACGTATTACAAAAAGCTTTTTAGATCGTACCGGGTGCCTTACTGCTAAAAGCCTTTTAAACAAAATCGGTCCACATTTAAATGTAGTATATCATTTCTCTGAGTACGAAACATACGCTAATTTTGTTAATGAGTTCTACCCCGGTCTATACACATTTAAACATCTTGAACAAATTAACGATGGTAGAGATCTTAATCAAGGACAGGATTGGAATGAAATTGATGTAGAAGCTGCGATTGATAATGCTAAAAAAACTAATAAATCTATTTTGTCGATACACTCATGGAAAATTTAAAAGCAATATACGCACATCTAAGCCCGGATAAGTTTTCCTTTTCAAACGAATTAGAACTTTCTAAGTATACATTTACTGATTTACCGGAGTATGCTAAACTTAGTATGGTGCAAAGTGAAAAGTTCTTATGTCAAGATTCGATACTATTAACTAATGAAAATATTAGCGAAAGTAGTCATATTAAGTTAAACGAATTTTATCAGCTTTGCAAAGTACATTTTCCGTCTTTTTATAGAGATACATTTTGGCTCTTAACTTTAATACGTCTCTACGTTGTGTATCTTTATTGTGAAGAAAATAATATTAACAAATTTATTCATCTTGAATATGATAATTTAATATATTCTGATCTTTCCGTACTAGACTCATTACCGCCCTCTACATACTT